ATGATGAACCATATGATTATGAAAATCACGAAGATGTTGATGGTGAACTTGTTCCTGGAATTGATCAGGAGAAGTATACGAGAAGATATATAATTACTGCAGAGGAAATTCAGAATAGATTGAATCAGTTACAGAACAGTAAATTGTCTAATCAACAGGCTAATGAGTACTTAAACGAAATGTTGCAAGAGAGTGGTTTAGCAACTCAGTAACCACAACATAACCATCTCTTTTGTGAAAAATTGTATCTGAAATGGTTATTTGTTTCTGGATGTGTATATCTTGTACAACAGTCTCTGTACTGTTCTTCATCTTTAATTAAGTCATCGAATGACAGATTGTACCTGCATTCGAACTCTTCCTCTATTGACATCTCTTTGAGTTCTTCCTCTGTTTTGTCACATTTTCTTCCAGCGATCTTCTCTTGCATCTCATTCTCTCTTCTCACTTTATCCAATCTGTATTGCTCTTCTCTCTGTTTTCGAACTATACTTTGTCCTCTCTTACACTCTCTTTCTCGATCCCATCCACATTCAGAAACATTGCTACCATTTTTCACAGCATAGAAATCATTTCTATCATCTGATTCATAATTGCATAACTTACACTTCATTTTTGTATGGTATTTAAAAGTTTCTTTTTATATATTTATAAAAATGAATGTTGACAAGTGATATAGCATTACAAATTCTGAAAGATTCTATAAAACGTGATCTACAAGTTGATGAGATTCCATTAATGATAGATATGAATATCAAATGTTTTATCGATGCAATTTATGATATTTATGGTGATATGTTTGAGGTTGATGATTATACGAATTTTTACAATGTAAAAGCTAAGAAAACCAGTTATATAGATTGGGTAGAGTATAAGGCTCTATTGAAACATATCAACCTTTACATGAAACCCAAGAGTGAGAGAGTTGTTGTTTTAAATAAGATGAGGTGGAAATCGGCTTTGTTAAATCTTTTTTGTCAACACACTAAATGTCTTCGTAAAAAATGGAGGGATTACCAAGAGAAACTTAGAATAGAGAGAAGAGAATATAACAGGAGATTACAAGAGGCAGAGGAGAAGAGACGTTTGCACAATTGGAAAATGAATAACGATCCAGAATATCGTGCAAAAATTGAGAAGGAAGAGGAAGAACGTAAAATTGAACATGAAAGGAGAATGAGGGAAGATCCGGAGTATCGATTGGAAGTGATGAACAATTATGCAACTAATTACAATATAATGCAATTTATGTCAGGACATGCTAGTTTGGCTTACGCTACCTAACGGGTTTTTATACATTTCTTTCTGCGTTTTGTTGGAAGGTTAATGCCAAAACACATGAGAATCCCAACCAAATGAAGAGAAGCATTGTGTTTAGAATTAGTTCGCTGGTGTTAAGTTCTCTTCCCAAGATTATGACTTTTATGTAACCAAAGAAGAGAAGAAAGAAAATCGCCGCCATCAAACATTGAAGTTTTAAAGGACCTGAAAATTTCATACTAATATATAGTTAGAAAAAAACTATATATTATTTGGATGTTTACAATATTACAATATGTTATCAGAGCCGTAATCCATAATAGAGATCTTATTTGACAACAGTTTCACAATATAGTACCATAGTGAGTATAAAATTGCTATGAGAATCACATATGTGTAATCGTCATCTATGATAAAACTCTTCAACCAGAGGAACAATACTAACAACATGAAACTGCTCACAAACAAGAATCCAGTTTGAGTTCCTAGTAATGCTGTTTTATCTTTCAATTGTGGTATGAAATTAAGTAAAGCTAAAGCGACCATTAATACAGCATAAACAATAATGAGTATATTCTGATTCATAATATACTATATACTTACACTTTTTTCTGATTAAGTGCTATTGAAATACTTAATATAATTGTAAAAAATAGTTATGGACAGATAACTGAGACCAAACGCAAAACCTGAGTAAATGATATCGGTTAATGATGCATCATCCATAACGGTTCTGTAGATTGCATACATTATTATGAAGAGTGCTGATCCAATAATGATCTGATTCTTTTGGTATGGTGTTACTAAATTTATATTTTCTAAATCATCGAACATAATATAATTTATAATATATCTTTTTTTCTAACAATATAGTATATATTATGAGTTATTTCTCATTACCTTCTATTAAATGTAGTGATAGGAAGAATGTTTCAGGCTTGGATGACATACAGGATAAATGTACTGGTTTCAATCCAGACAATATTTATAACTCTCTATTTCCAGGTTTTAACAAACCAATGAGTAAGTTCAACAATGTAACAGGCGAGGGTTTCGATCAAATTGGTAAAACTCAAAGCAATATTTCTAAGGACAAATGTGCAGAGAGTTGTTTACAAGCAAATGCTGACAAGGGATGTAAATACATGAGTTACCAGGATAGCACACAAACATGTTCACTTTATGGTGATGAAAATCCACAAACTGCAAAACTGACAGACGACTCTAAAACATCTAAACTTTACAGAAAGATATCTGATAATGGATGTAACAGCGAGGATTCGGAATGTATTGGATGCAATGTTTTCTGTAATGACAAGAACTATGAATTGAAAAAATCGAATGTAAATGTTTCTGGTAATCCTTTGAGCAAAACTGTTGTCAGTAGTATATCAAAATGTGAGGATAAATGTAATGAGGATGTCAATTGTAAATCTTTTCTGTATGAAAATCAGAAATCAAAATGCAATATCTTCAAAGAGAAAGTGAACACATCATCCAATGTAATGTTCCAAATAAAAGATGAACTCAACAATAGAGTCACACTCGATTATCTGAAGTATTACAACTCTTATTCAAAAGATGGTGATGGTAAAGTAGGTGATTACACTTGCGGTCTAAACAGTTCAACTGGTGATTGTTATACAATAACTCAGAAAAAGTGCACAACAAATGTTGGTGAAGATTACGGGGTGGATAGCACTGATGGAAAATCAAAATTCATAAAGATGTATAAGTATCCTCTAAACTATGGCAACACAGCTTCCAGTAGTACGGGAGATGGTAGGGCATCTAAGGTCAGTATAAATAATTTTAAATTCAGTAAGTGTATATCGAATAGTGGTAGTTGTATAGATACAGTTTATACAAATGACAATTCTGGGTTTCCACAGAGAGATAGAAAATCAAATCCACCGACCGAAAACTATATGGTCACTAAGAGTTTCAAGAAGATGGAAAACACCGCATTTCTAAACTGTCCACAAGATTGGAAACCAGTTGATTTCAATAATGGTATGTGTATAAGTGCCAATGGAGATTCATGTGTTCCAAACAATGTTGATGCAAAGGGAACATGCAAATATACACAGAACGATAATGCACAGATGACAAGAAAACCACAGAAGAATGCTTTCCTTAACGAGTTTGAGTGCATGAGTTGGTGTAAAAACAACGATGATTGTGCAGGTGTCAGTACAAATTATACCAATAAAGGAGAGTTAGAGTGCAGATATTATAATGAGAAGATGTTCAATAACAATACCAGATTCAATTCACAAATGCCTGGGAACACAGTTTATAAGAAGAAACAACAGGATAATGACTATGTGTATAATATCAAATCGTACACTGAATCCCTATTGGATAACAGTATCCCTATGAAGCCGTCTCTCAATCAGATTATAAATCCGAAAGAGACAAACTGTATGGGTAATAACTTCAGTTTCACAAGTTGTATGAAAGATTCAAAAATGAAAGACTTACAAACAATATCTAGAGTATGTCTTGACCAGTATGGAGAAGGATATGTTGCTGATGAGAATGCAATCGAAGGAAAAACTCCGTGCAATGTCTCCGGCTACAGCAGATACAGATGTAACTTAGATCCAACAAATAATATAAATGCTCAAACAACTGACTTGAGACCACCTTTAAATCCTAATAGAGTTATTGAGACATTTACCAGTGGTAGTACTCAATCTTGTCCATCATATCTATGGACAACATTGGTCATTATCTTCATAATCGCGATTATTTTATACTTAAAGAGATAATAATGTTTGTTATACCTAAAAAATAGTATGTTAAGTAAACAATCAACAAAGAATACAGAGAAGTATGTAGAGCATGTCAAGGGTCGTGTTCTAACTGTTGGAGATGTGATGGACGCGGTTGAGTGTGCAGAGCAGATTAAGATTGCGGAGAGTGCTGGATTCAAGCCATCGCCACCATCGGGAGGTGGTCATGGGCAAACTGGTCGCCAAGGAGCTAGAACAAGTCAGTTCTATGTTAGAGATGATGTTGATTTGGCAAGAACGTTGTGGCGAAGGGTAAAAGATTATGTTCCACGTAATTTGAGGGATATCAAGCCTGTGCCATATATGAACTCTGTGACAAAGGGTGATGAGTATGATGCGGTTGGTGTGAATGAACACATGAGGTTCTATAAGTATGATGTTGGACAGCATATTTTGAAGCATGATGATTATAGAATGTCGAGATATAGATATGATAAGGAGAGTGGAAAATACTATTACCAGATGACATTTTTGACACTGTTGGTATACTTGAATGATGAGTTTCAGGATGGGGAGACCTGTTTCTGGACAAAGTATGCAACTGTTGGAACAAAGGGTCATTGTAGATTCTTAAGGGATGATGAGGAGACTAAGTTCGTTCCCCCGGATTTGAGGATTAAGCCAGTAATGGGGATGGCGTTGATTAACGATCATATGGTTCAACATGAGGGTGAAGCTCCACAGAAAGGTACGAAGTACATTCTGAGGACGGATATTGTTCATGAAAGGGAGATCAATCTAGATTTTGTTCCGGATAAACTGAGAAGTAAGAAGGGACTTAAGAGCGGTGAGTACTCATATTGGACAAGGCATTATGAGCCAAGTTGCTTGAACTACTCTGAATAAGGAGTCATTTGCATTATAAAAATTTTATATATCCTTATATTATACAAGTATGACAACATATAATATAAGTTCATACGATCCGGATTGGACAGATCTAGTGTCCACACCTCCTTCATCAGGTACTATCAAACTTGTTAATAATTTGGGTTCAGCTGGTTCGCCATTAACAACGTTGAATCCCTTAACAATACCTTCAGGTGTTACATTTGATGGTCAAGGTTATGTTATATATATAAATATAACAAATTTTGAGGGTATTCTTGAATTAACAGGAGGAACTATTCAGAATGTTGGTGTTATCGTTGTTGGTGGAACATTGGCTACAAATAATGCGTATATAGTTGCTGGAACAACTCACAGTGGTTATGTTTATAACTGTTTCACTAATGGTATTTTGGGAAATTCCCATTGTGGTGGAATAGTTGGAAGAACATTGAGTGCTGGAACACTTGTTATAGAGAGATGCACTTATGCAGGAAATATTGGTGTTAATGCGTTTCTCTGTGGTGGAATTAAAGGACCAATTGAACATGTAGATGCAGATATTGAGATAAAGGAATGTTATTCGACATGCGATATTACAAACACTTTGGAAAAATCTAGTGGAATCTGTGGAAGTATTCAAAGTTCTCTTAAATGCCATATTATAAACTGTTACCATGTTGGCACAATAATAACATCCGATTTTGTAGACAATTGTAATATAGTATCTTTATTTAATTCTGCAATTGCACCAAACAATCCAGATATTATGATTAAGAATTGTTATGGATTGGATCAAATAACTTATGCACAGAATGCTATAGAAGCAGGTATGATATTGGTTCAAAACACAGTTGGTGCTGCGATTATAAGAGATAATGGTGGTCAAGATTTTGGAAATGATTTGTCAGCAAATCTCAAAACGGGTAGTACAGGAAACTCTGAAGATTTAACAACTATACAAGGCACAATCCCAACAGCATGGGAGAGCGAACCAAACACATGGTTGGCTGGAAGTGGATCAGATTACCCAATATTGGAACAATTCACTTTAGGACCATGGACAAACTACACACAATATGATGATGACGCAACTCTAACAGGTGGTTATACTGGTGAAAACACTAGAGGATCTAGTGGTGGTGCAGGAGGTGATCCACACATTGCTCCTTTGTTGGGTAGACCATACATGTTACCAAACGATGATAAGACATATCTCTTATTGGACAATATGGTTGATGATGATCGATTGGTAATCAAGGGATCTTGTTGGCACATTCCACGATATATGTATATGAAGGAGATAAAGAAACATGTGAAGGATATCTCTGATTACCATATCTATATCGATTGTTTTAAGGATTACACTTTTTTCAAGTATCTCAAAATAGAGTATAATGGAAGAGAGTTCATCTTCGATATGGATTCACTCATAATGAAAAAATACACAAACGAAATAGATTTTAAGAGAGGAGAGTTACCGAGTGTTAAGAGGTACAAGAAGTGCAAGAATATTAACATAAGTAAGATCTTAACAAATGAGGAGAGAAGTTTGAAACAGTTGGGTCGCCGATCTTTCTACAGGAATACTGAACATGCAAAGAGTAGAGAAATAAAGATAACAACAAAGACTAATAATGTGAAGTTGTATATAGTTTCCGATTTGGTGAAGATAGATGAGAGAAATTCGATGGAGATTATTATAAACAACAATGTAGAGAGTTTCAAAGGATCATTGATAAGGGATACTGTTGACGAAGTAGGATTTTAATTAAGAAGATACGTTTAATATCCATTTATGAAATAGATGTTAAATTATAACAGAATGAGTTTTTTTAGCAAACTTTTTGCAGGTAGTTTTGAATATGTAAAGCCAAAAGAACAAAGCACACTCAAGATTGTTGTTGTATTAGATGAGTCGGGATCTATGCAATGTATTAGAGATGATATGATTAAAGGAATCAATGACTTTGTTACAGAACAGAAACAGGTTGATGGCAAACCTGCAACATTTACACTTGTTAAGTTTAACCAAAACATTAACAGAGTTATTAAGGACAAGCCACTAGAGAAAGTTGAGGAATTGAATCACATGAGTTACTCACCAAATGGTATGACGGCTCTATACGATGCTATTGGAGACACTATCGGGTGGTTCAAAAATGATAGAGATGTTCTCATGGTAATTGTTACAGATGGACAAGAAAACAGTAGCAAGAGATACAAGAGACATCAGATTACCAAGATGATTGAGGATAGAGAGAAGGAATATGGATGGACATATGTTTATCTATCCAACGATTTGACCACATCCAAACAGGGTTTTTCGCTTGGGTTGGATTGTTCTGATTATAGTGCAAACTGTACAGTTTCACAAGAACATTATGGAAGTTTCTTGTCAAAGGATTTATGCACGGCTGTTAAGAATTACAGAAATAGTGGTGTATCTGTTCAGCAACAGATGAATGCAAAGTATTGTGGCAGATAATCGACAATAGATTTGAAAGAGTTGTTGGATAATGAAGTCATTATGAAATTTCTAGAGGAACATGGATTTTTTAATTGAAAAATCAAGAGTTTATTAAAGTCTCTTTTTGTGACCATTAACAATAACATATTTGTTACCATTTTTATAAGATCTAACTTTTCTTTTTCCAACACCTTTAATGTTTACATAACCACCACTTATAACACATCCCTTGCATGCAACATTTGTTCTGTTTGATGATCTATGATATGATTCATTGTTATTATTATTATTGTTTATATTTTCATAAACATGAATATGCTCAACTGGTTCTTCAAATCTGTTTTGATATGCATTATATGTATTCGAAGCAGATTGTAACAACCTTATCTCTTTATTTGTTGTTTTTTTACCGTTTTTTACTTTTCCTAAAACATCTCCAAGATGATAAATGTTATTCATTTGTTTTAAGGATTTCAATAAACCACTCATTTTTAACTTATTTAATCTAGTTTTATTAGGTTTACCTTTCAATTCCATTAGTTCATTAAATTGTTGTACATATATTCTTTTCTTTAACAGTATGGTTTCGTCTATTAATTCTATTTTGTATATTTTTACGTCTTTGTTTCATTCTGTTAAGTTTACGTTTTTTCTCAATTTTTTCAAGATATTTTTTTGCTCTTGATATTTCATTCGATGTGAGCGTATTCCTTGTTTTTCTTTCAATAGCTTGTATATTACTATACTCTGTACTACTCAATATATTACGAGCGGACATTTATACTATAATAATAGATTTAAAATTAATACAAAAAATATATATATGACGTGGTCAAAAATAACGAAGTGGTTGTATGTGAGTGACATCGATTCTACTCATGATGATGATCTATATTATGAAGAAGATGTTGAAGTTGTTATCTCACTAATATGGGATTCTGAATCAATGATGAAAGTTAGAGATTTGGAATCTATATACAATGTTGAACATTATATTATTCCAATAGATGATGAGGATACATCTGATATAACAAACGCACTGGAGCAATGTTGGAATATTGTTAGAGATGCTAAGTATAATAAGAAAACTCTTATACATTGTCAGGCGGGGCAATGTAGATCTGTGGCGGCTGCGATTTATTGTGTAGCAAATGTGTTGGGGTGTGATTACAATAAAGCAGAGTCTTTTGTTAAATTTGCAAGAAGAGAGAGTAATATATCTAACAATTTTAAAGTACAAGTTTGTAAATTATTGGAACGAACTTAAAAACAGATATGGGGATCTCTTTGGAAAAAATAAAAAACGAAGTAAAAAAGGATATATAAAATTGATTTTTTTTATTTAAAATTATATTAGACATTGTAAGTAACTATGTCTGATATTGAAAAATTTAAGATCAAACGTCTAGTAAAAGAGTTGTCCAGTTATAAGGGCAACGGTACATCAATGATTAGTATTGTTGTACCAACTGGATATCAAATAAGTTTGATAAGTAAGATGTTGACTAATGAGTTGGGAACGGCATCGAATATTAAGAGTAGAGTTAATCGTCAATCTGTTATGTCTGCGATTACTTCTGCTCAATCAAAACTTAAGAGATATAGTAAAACACCACCAAATGGTCTTGTTGTTTATTGTGGGGACACTATCAAAGATGGGAAACCGAAGAAGTTGAACATCGATTTTGAACCTACTAAACCATTGCTACAGAAGGTGTATATGTGTGATGATCATTTTCATACTGAGTATCTTGATCCTCTTTTGGAGGATTCTGATAAGTTTGGTTTTGTTATTATTGATGGTAATGGAATTAATATATACACAGTGAAGGGAACTGACACAGAGAGAGTCGCGAAATACGATGTCGATCTAACAAGCAAGACGCGAAGAGGAGGACAGAGTGCATTGAGATTCAGTCGTTTGAGAGATGAAGAGAAGGCGAACTTTCTAAGAAAAGCAACAGAGCTTTGTAAGAAGTACTTTCTAGGAAACTCTAATTTGCCACTTGTTAAAGGAATTATTGTTGCCTGTAAGGCACATTTTAAGAACAAACTCGTTAATTCTCCACTGCTTGATCCGCGATTAAAGAAGGTTATTCTGAAAGTAATTGAGGTGGGATATGGTGGAAAGAATGGGTTTGAACAAGCGTTGGATGCTTCAAAGGAGGTTTTGGCTGATGTGAAGTTGATAGAGGAGAAGAACATTATGTCCAAATTCATGAATGAGATTGCATTGGAAACGGGTAAATACTGTTATGGTGTGAAGAATGTTTGTGAATGTTTGGAGGAGACTGTTATTAGTGATTTGATTGTTTATGAAGACTTGGATCTTTTCCGAGTTACTGCTTACAATAAGGAGACTGATACAGAGGATGTTCTGTTTATGAATACAGAGGAGATGGAGAAGACCACGATGGACATTCGAGATTCTGTTGAGTATGTTGATTATATAAGTGAACATTATGGTGATTATGGATGTAATTTGCATATTGTTACGGATCGATCAGCAATTGCTAATCAGATCATCAGTGGTTTTGGAGGATTGTGTGGAATCCTGCGATGGAACCGAGATACAACAACATATACAGAACCGGACGATGATGATGACGATGATAATTTCGATTTTGGAGATTATGAAGTGTTCGAGGGCGATTTCATCTAACTCTTTTCGGTTTCGCCAAAGGTAATAACACTCAATTTTATAAATAAAAAAACTAATATTCAAAAAGTATATGTTTATTCTTTCAAATCATCCATAATTTCGTTGACAAGTTTTTTGTGAAGCTATTATGGAAACATTATTGTTATCGACAATTTCTGCAACAGTTGGTTCGTCCGCAACAGGAATAGCGACTGCAGTTTCGTCTCTCAACTTCTCTTCTGCAATCTTCCTCTTTGTTTGTTCTTCTTCCAGTTTTTGCTCAAACTCTTTCAGTTTGATCTCTCTGAGTTCAACCTCTTTGTTCTTCTCTTCGATAGCTTTCTTTGTTTTTGCTAAATCACTTTCACATCTCCTTTTTCGTGCGTTCTTGTCACAAATGACACAGCAATTGATTGCTTCAACAACCCCCCATACAATAAGAATGAATACATTCAACATAAAAACAATTGCTGATTCAACAAGAATATTGTACAAACGCATATCGTCGAAACAATTATCAACCAATCCTGTAGATTGAATGTAACTGAACGAAACTAAAGACCAGAATCGAGCAACAACCCAGAAAATCCAAATAATCCATGTCCAGCTGTGAATAATAAAATCTTCGTGAAAGCAACAATTTCTATTATTCGCATAAAAATTATCAAACATACTCTTGATCAATACACAGTTCGTTATGACGACTGACATAAGATTTGGGTAAACCCATGCACATTCAATTGTTGTAGCTGGTTGGTAATAACCATCAGTCATGATAATACTGTATGAAATCGTTTCCAGTATTAGGTATGCTACTGGCAAATAGAACCAGAAACCACATTCGTTAAAACTAATATTAGACATGGTAAATATTAATGTTCATCTGACTTTTTTGAAAAAAAATCAATTTTTTTTTACAAAAAAAAAATGATTTTGTAATTTTCCAAGATGTTGGAGACACATATAAATTATGTCTATTGAAAGTTGTTACAAAAAGTTTAACCATACTATCCATGAATCAAGACAAGAACTATCCAGAAATATTGAAAAGATTATTAAGGAAAGGGCTGATAAGGTCAAGAGAGAGAATGATATGTGTGACTACATTAAATTGGAAACAGAAGTTGATATTAGGGGAAATGATTTTGAAAAATTTATTAATGGTTTTGATAAAATTAAATTTCCAACTAAGGCGGAACGTTATTACGATCCAGTTGGCCGAATATTTTTTCCACCTTTTAAACTTCCAAATAAAAAATGGATATATTCAGGAAAATACGAGTTGAATTATCGGCACAATAAAACTACAACCATATTTTTGGATAATTACATGAACATTTACTTTCCTGATGAGAAGGTTTATGTTCTGTATAACCACAATGCACTCAGTTTTTGGTCTATTTTTAACTGTAACGCTATTGACAATTTTGAAAAATTGTTGAATAGTAACTTTATGAAGTTTTCTGAAAGTAGATACAATAATTTCAATTACATTGAGAAAAATATATCTCGACAAGATATCAGTCTTGTTCTTTCATATATTTGGGAACGGGGGGTAAAGAGTTTGTGTAATGAAGTTGTAAAAATGAATCAATTTGTATCAACACTTTATGAAAATCACATTCAAAATGTTCGATCAGCATATATTGCTGGTGTGCGAAGTGTGAATGAAGATAGAATTAAAGATGCACAAAAAGATGCCGATTATTTTACAGGTGTGTATGGAACTGACGAAGAAGCAGAAGAGAGATTCATGGATCGTATCATGAGTATTAAGAACGATTTGAAGAACCTTGATTCCATAAAAGAGAATAAGAATTTGAAGAAGGAGTTGGAAACAATTAAAGCTTCAATCCGCGATATTCTGGGTCAATAAAAAAAAATGATTTATTTATAATTTACTTACTTACAATACAGTATAAACAATATGTCAGTTAGTGAGTATTATGTATGGTATAACAATGAAATTTCGAAGTTGCGAAATCAACTGTCAGAAAAACTTAGTGAAATGACAAAAAGTGAAAGCGAGAAATACGCCGAAATTAATAAGAATATTGACGAGATTTACTCAAAATATTGTGAAAAGATTGGTGTAACATGTCCTATATCAAAAACATCTTCAAGTTTGAACAAGGAAACAACCAAGTTCTATGATATGGATAGAGATGAATTTGTAGAACCGTTTGATTTCCATGAACGTAAAGAGTTTTCAGTGAGAACATTTGACTTTACTTCAAATGATTATGATTGTGGATATAATGTAGACTTTATCATTGATAATTACATGAATGTATATTTTCCTGATAAGAATATTTACATAGTTAGAAACTATCACAAGTTCAGTATGTATAGTATTCTATCTGTAAATGTTCTCGAACAATTTAAACAACGCTTGGTGAATAATCATGGAGGATATAGTAAAGCGATGATGTCTTATTCTTGTGATATTGAAGGGTATTTGGATATTCTGAAATATTGTGAGTATGAACATGTTTTAAAAATGGTTGAACAACAAACTGTTTTTGCAGAATTTCTTAACGAAAATCTAAAACTTGGTGATAAATATATCTATATCCAGAGGATTTTGGATCTTGAAAGTGAGATAGAGAGATTGAAAGAAACAACTGATGATCACATTAATATCAAATTGAAGAATGATTATGCGAAACTGAAGAGTGAGTATGATGACATGAAGGATGAATTCGAACAATTGAAATATGAAGTGCGTGAAGCAAGTCATATTTGAGTGATAGTGTAAAAAAAATGATTTTTTTTTTTACACTATTCAAGAAATTTTTATAAAAACATGTCTCAAAACATTTACGATAAAATTGCGAATTTCAAAAGCGAAATGTGTGAAAAGGTTAACGCACAGAGAAAAATTCAAGAAGAAGATCTTAAAGACGCACAATATGTTTATGATAGGTCTATTGATGAAGCAAATGAGCATTTTTCAAGGAATTTGAAAATATATGAAAAAGATATGATTAATAATATTATTAATTATATCTCAACAACATTTGATAAAAGCAACAAGAATGCTGATAAGTATGATGAATTTATGAAGGCAAACGATCCAGTATTTAAGACTTTTGTTGACAAGCTTGGAACTACAAACTTCAATGTAAAAAGCATTTTCAATGTTGAATCTAAAAAGATGGAGGATTTTGTATTCGCAATGCCAAATCAACAGTATGTTTGTTCTTTTAAGATCAAGTTTTCTGCAGGTGGTGTAGCTTTTTACAATCCTCCTAACGCAATAGATGAGGGAAAAATAATGGAGTTTAATATTGATTCATCATTTTTCAATAAACTCAACAACACTATTTCACCACTTATTGGTGATCACAGACAAGTTCGTTTTATGATAGTTAAAGACACTTCAAAAGCACTGAGTTACACAGAGACAATCTTGACAATTCATGTTGACAACTACTTCAATCTGTTTATTGAAGAGGGTGGAATCTATGTTCTGAACAATTTTGAGAGGTTCAGTCTCTACTCTGTTCGTAACGCTATGTACAGTTTGCAAACTGTACCTACAATATGGGATAAGTGGAATCCAAACGATCTACCAACTTTCCTCGAAATTCTCAAATACAAATATTGTATCCGGTGTCTTAAGAGTGCCAAGTCTGCGGAAGTTGCTTTCTTGGAACAAATGATTGACACAGATGACAGCAAATTGAAGGAGAAGGATGTAGAGATTGAGAAGTTGAAGGAGGAGATCAAAAAGTTGAAGGAGGAACACAGTAATTTCAAGGATGGTGTTATGACTTTTTTGGATAGTACATAAGATATGTATGAAAAAGAAATTGATTTTTTTTTCACATGAAGATTGAATTGGTAATCATATTATAAAATGGATACAGCAAGATTTATTAGCAAAGATGAAGTCAGATACGATGGAGTCACGTTTATTCCTACAAACAGTGGACATGAACTTGTTTCAAAAATCAGTGATTACAAAAGTACAAACCCTGGTGATTTTTGTTTGATGAAAAGTGCTATTTTGAATTTCAAAAGTAAGATGCTTAACGATTCGATGTTGGGATTCCAATCTGAAACTATTTTGAAGGTTCTTGAGAATTCGAAAACGAGTTATATGACTGGATCATTTGTTTTGTGGATGCTTAATGGCATATACCATAAAAAGTGGTATCCAGGAGACATTGATATTTTCACAACAGATGAACACTTTCACAAAAAGTTGAACAAAGCTTTTAACAATAAATTTGAAATGTATGAGTCAACTGAACCAAAATACGAGTTTGTTAACTCAACAAACAATGAGGATTATGTACCAAATAGGACACATATTCGCAATATTTACGAATGGAAGACTAAATATCTTAATAGTGATTGTCCAAAGAAGCTTCAAGTGATTGTTGTGAAAGGTGATGTTAACAAGGTTATTGACAATTTCGATTTTGATGTTGTTAAAGCAAGATATAATGGACAACGTCTGTACATTCCTGAAGTGACACTTGATTGTTTGATGGGGAAAAAGACAACAATGATTAGTAAATTTTCAACAATTCCTGAATTGGAGAACACTCTGGAAAGATCTTCAAAGTATTATGATAGAGGATACCCTATTGATTTTCCAGAAACAATTGAGTTTCCGTTTGGTATTACATATGATTATTTAACAACTGAGATTACACAGTTGTATCATACAACAAAGGAGAGGAACATTCTTGTTTTGAATGATGCTTACAAACCAAAAGAGATGTTTAAAAGTGTAATGAAACATTTGAAAAAGTTGATTATTAAAATGCCTTGTATGTGCCCAAGAACTATCAACTTTTACGGATTCGATTTCGATTTGTATGAGGAATTAGAGCCGTATAGAGACGTGTTGGATTTTTACAATGTTCAGAAGAGACCTTTTGTTGTTTATGACAAAGATTCTCTAAACGATGGAAAATGGTATTTTGAATGTTTAAGATCAGAAGTTTCTAAAAAAGCACTTAATATCGTATACGATGACGATAGCTTAGGATTCTTTAAATCCTATAATGTGGATGATATTCTATTAGAAGATCTACAAGAGAAACTTAATGCATCAAATGATCAACTAAAAACTTATGAGAAAATCTTGAAGGAATTTGCAGATAAAGTATCATTTATCAAAACTGACAAAATGTCTGAACTAGAGGAGAATATCCAGAAACTCCAAAACAGAGTCAAGGAACTTGAAGAGGAGAATCACGATCTACGTGAAATGAAAGGGAGCATCATGAACATTTTGACAAAGTAAACATCATGACACCCCATTATAAAGAAAGTTTACTCTTAACTGGTTAACGCGTAGGATTCAAAAGGGTCACGGTAGGATCGCTTCGCGAGATGCACCATCCTATTTAAAAAAAAATTGAATAAAAATTTTTATAACTATTTCAGTCATATTGTGAAGTATGACTGAAAAATTTTCATCAATAAATGATGTTTCTTCTGATGCTCACATGTTCCTTTCAGATATGTTTAAAAGAGCTGGATTGCCAGTTAATTCGATTAGAGATTATGATACCTATATTATTGGTTCAACTGCTGTTAAAATGCTCAGGATTCAATATCCTGATGTGAAACAGATGGTTCACGAACCAAGGTCTCTAGACATTGTATTCACTTCTATGAAGGATTATACTTCCTTTTGTAGTTGTCTTAAAGCTTTTGGATACCAAAAGTACACACGTTCAAAACCTAATTGGATTAATACAATGCAATCTTCTTATTTTTTGCGAGATGTTCCAGGTGATGTCAACGTAATGTTGTTCTTAGGGAATAAGATTACAGACATTCTGTCCAAGAGTTCTTTGTCTATTACACAATGTGCATACTCTACTAAAGCTGATATATTTATTGTTGGACAACATGCACTTTTGAACGATTGTTATGTATATGAGAACTGGGAGACGGATGTGAATGCATTCAAAAGGAGTATGGGTTATTTGATGAAGTACATTGAGTACGGATTCAATCCAGTGTATCCTTCTATTGTGAATTTCAATGAAGATATTCACAATTTTACGATTACAGGTAATGACGATATAAGTAGGTTCATTAGAGCAAAGTATAAATTCGTTAGTACTTCAAGTGGTGTTCAATTGGTACACAAATGTATTTCAACAACTGACCCTAAGATTAATGTGACTGCGTCTACGTCTGACCGAGAGGTGACTACGTCTGACCGAGAGGTGACTACGTCTGACCGAGAGGTGACTACGTCTGACCGAGAGGTGACTACGTCTGACCGAGAGGTGACTACGTCTGACCGAGAGG